CCTTTGCGCCTTTGACGGCGTTCCAGTTCATACGCAGGGTCTCGCCGTGTTTGCGGTGACCGATCGCGGTAAAGAACTGACAGAGCTTCCATTCGGCTTTTCTGTTCAAGAAGAGATTCTCGCTGACGGTCACATCGCCGTCAGGATCATGGATCTTGATCGTCAACTCAGCCTTCGGGCACGCCGACATCTTGGCGCTACCCTCAAATCGACCGCGTGTAAAGTCGGTTACGGTGAAGTCGTATTCTCCTTCGGGGAGAACACGGAAGCCTTCTCCGTCGTTCTGTATCTCGTCATCCCATGTCATTGCGACGTCGTTTACATTGTTTGCCATTATTTTTCTCCTTTCATATCAAACGGTAAATCTTTATTACTCATGATCTTATTGAGTACCTGCGGCCACGCTCCGACGAGGCAGCCTTCGACGAAATCAGGGTCATAAGCTGTGATGGGCGTGCTCCTCGGGTAATACCCCTGTTGGGATACGACGACCTGGATGTCCTCGACCGTGACATTGTTCTCACGCATCAGAGAGGCAAGCGACTTCGGAACGCCGGTCAGATCATTGGTGTGCTCATGCGTCGGCAGCGCGGTCAAAGGCTGTTCGGTATCGAGGATCGCGTCAACAGGCGCGGTGCTTGTTGTCGGTGCCGAAGGGGAGGCCGATGGGCTCTTAGTAGGGATAAACGGTGCGATCACGCTGTAATCGAAGTCGCACTCATCAGGCAGACCCCAGCGGTTCTTGGCGTCCCAGCATGGATGATGCGCGGTGTACATGACGCGCTTACCGCCCGAGGCTTTGTGCTTGTTGTTGTCGGTCTTTTCGACATAAGTCTTGTAATTGATGAACAGCACCGCATCCGCCCATTCTTTGAGAAGTGGCGAATCCTGCTTAGTTAGCTTCAAACTCCACCGATCATATGCGCCGGCTTCGTCGGGTTGTTCAAACTTTTTGAGCTCCGCATGAGCCGTGACTACGACATTGATGCCGATCTCAACAAGATCTTCCAGCATGTTCAACAGCTTGCCGAACTCCTCCATCAGATAGGTATAACCCTTACCATATCCGAAATCTTCAATGCCCTGCTTTTTGGAGCGGGCACATACTGCCTTGCTGAGCAGCTTCTCCGCCCAGTCGGCGGTATCGAGCACGAATGTCGCGCAGATATCGGGGTGATTCTTCACGAGGTCGATACACTCATAGATCATCTGAGAGCTGTCGGGGCGATCCAGTCGATCTACATCAAGATCATAGGTGCTGCCCTCGGTATCGCAGAACAGCGGATCGGGGAACCGAGAGGCAAAGGTACTCTTACCAATGCCTTCGGGGCCGTAGATCACGACCTTCTTTGCCCTGTTGATTCTTCCTTTCGATATGTTCATCAGAATTTTCCTTTCTCCCATGTCTTGGGTACCGCCTCGGGTTCGGCTGATACGAGATCACCCGACGCAGCGGCGTATCCGTCGGTGATGATCAGGCTGCACTCGTCGCCGGTCGAGACGCGCGTCGCGATGACCTGCAGCCCTTCTTCTTTCAGCCAATCATTGAATTCATTCAGCGTATCCAGATCCATCTGCTCGAGCTTGTCCATCAGGACAAAGCCGCAGTTGGGATTGAGCTTGCGGACGATCGCGGTGGCGACTTTGAGCTGTTCGGATCCGCTCATGTTATCCCACTTGTAGCCCTTATAGGTCAGTTCCTTATCCTCTACGGATAAGCCCTCAAGCGGAAGATCGGCGTTATCGAGGAGCGCCATGCGCTTATCACGTATCGCCGTGATCTTGCCGGTCAGCTCGTCATACTGATCGGAATACTGCTTTGCTTCATCCTCCGCCTTGCTCTTGTCGAGATTGGCGCGGATCTTCACGTTCAGCGCTTCGATATCGCGGATGTTGCGCTCGAGCTCCTCGGTGCTCTCATCGATCAGCTCCTCCGCCGATTTGACCGAGGTGTTGTACCGCTGTTCCGCTTCTTCAAAAGCGAGTTGAGCTCTCTGCAATTCCTCGCGCGCATGAATGTACGCGCTCTCGATCTGAGCGCGCTGACGTCGGATGCGCTCGTTCTCGCCGTTACGGGCAAGGATCTCCTGCTGCTGTCTGATCAGCTCCGCGGCGGAGACAGGCTCATCGGGCACCCCCGGCCATTCCTCCATCTCCTCGGCATACTTCTTCTTACGATCGGCAATCTGACCGATCGCGTGCCGCTCATTATAGAGCCGCTGCTCCTCGTCCTCGAGCTTGGACAGCTCGTCGCCGACGCCGATGATCTTTAACAGCGTGTCGGCCTTTTCTTTGTTGTTAGCGTTCATGAACCGCGGAAGGTTCAGCGCAAGCTGATCAATGAAGCTGTCAAGCAGCGCCTGACCGCCCTTATTGCCGCTCGGGTCAATGACCTTCAAATCGCTGTTCTTGCCCTTGCGCTCCACGATAATGCCGTTGCTGAGCTTGACGCAAAGGTGCGGAGGAATCGTCGATCCGTCGCGCTGTGGCTGTGACGGGGCGAATCTGCCGCCTCCGAGCGTCCACGCGATGGAATCCAACACCGAGGTTTTGCCCTGGCCGTTCTTCCCTCCGATGATCGTCAAGCCCGACTGCGACGGCTCATAAGCAACCGCCTTGACGCGCTTGACATTTTCGATTTCAAATCCGTTGATTTTGATACTCATTGTTTCTCCTCTCTAAAATGATAGTTAGTTAAATCATAACATCATCAAATGATAACTGTTCGCCACCGATTCTCTGAACTTTTTCTTCATGAATTCGATGTGCCTTATACTCGTTATACTTCTTCCGATATTCATAGCTCTTCCCGAAAATACTCCATGCTGCTTTTACAACGTTCGGCTCAAAAGGCTGTATTTTATTTAAGTCATCAACAGCCTTATAAGATATAGGACACCCACAACATCCTGTTCTTGTAAGCCCATAAACCTCATAGGCGTTAGAATATCTAATTCCATATTCCTCTTTGTACCATGCTTTGTCAGCGTCAGAAACATAGTAGAGCGGTCGGAATCTGTATTGACCGTTAGATTGTTCGGTAAAGCATAGTGCTGTGTTGTCTTTTCTCGGAACTGATCGCATACCACCTTCATCACGCCGTTCTCCTGTAATAATCATTTTGTAGCCCTTTTGCACAGAATGAGCAGGATTCTTTTTGCAATAATCACAACATTTAGCGCTTATTTTAAAATCAGGCGGATACTCTCGAATGAAATCAAGCATATACTTTGATGAATTAATGACAAGCTGAATGTTAGGTCTAGGTTCTCCGGCCGAGTTACAGCAACACAAGAAATTGATAAGGCTTTCACATTTGGGATAACGCTCTTTCAGTTCAGCTCTTTTGGCCGCTTTGTCCTCGGCTTCGTCGTACTCCTCAGCTATTGAAAGAGGAACTCCTTTTTTTTGCCATTCAGATAGTCCACCGGACATTATCTTTGATACGAATGGTACTCCGTGTTGGCGTACAGCCTGAACAATACCAACCTTAGGTCTCACTGTTTCGATCTCTACACCATACTTCTCAGCAGTTTCTCGAACATGATCCTTTGTTGCTTTCATTTCAAGTCCTGTATTAAAAAACACGTACTTGATCGGAGGTAATGATGGAAATATTTTCCTAGTGCGCTCCAACAAATCAATTAAAATGTCACTGTCAGCTCCACCTGAATATGAACAGATTGCAGGAGTATAGATATATCTACTTAATTTTGTTGCAATGATTCCTTCAATCGCTTGAAATTTCTGTGGAGAATCTAAATCAGCGTAAGCTGGTCTATCAGTGTAAACCCTACTTCTGTATTCTTGATTCATCTTTGTTTTTTGATCATCCTCCTTGACAAACCGTCGGGGTCTGTCTATACTTAAAGTAAGATGTTTTCATCTGCCGATTGACAGCGTGCCAGCGCGTCAGTCGGCTTTTTCTTTTTCATCGGGCGATTCCTCCGGCAGATCGAACAGCACCGAGAGGAGATCCTTGAAGTTGCAACGGACGACGCCGAAGAGCAGCGCCAGGATCACCACTCCTCCGATCGCCGGCAGGATGTACTGTTGGAGCATCAATTCTCACCTCCCGTCATCTCCTTATAGCGGTCACTCTGCACGGATCCCGGGCGGATATTGCTCCGCGCAGGCTTGTCCGCTTTGAGATCGAGATTCGTCTCGAGGGTATCAAGCCGTCCCTCGAACTTCTCGACCTGATTCAGCGCGGCACTGAGACGTCGCCACATATGGTATTCGGCTCTATCTTTCCTGATCACCGATCTAACGATCCACACGATACTGATCGCCAGGATCACATAGCAGAGGACTGCAAACGCGATCCAATTGAAATACATCGCCGTATCACCGGCAAGCGCTGCCGCTACGCCGATCAGGAAGGGCGCCAACAGCTTGGTCGGATTCGGGGTATACTCGTCTTCGGGCGCTACGTCACGCCGTTGTTTGTCGTTGTTCATTTTGACACTCCTTTTCAAGATATTCGGGGTGTGCCGTATAGAATCGGCTCATGGTCTCCCCTATGTTTTTGAGCATCTTCTGCTCATACTTCTGTTGATCTTCTTCTGAGACGAGCTTGGTGACGTTTCCCTCGCTGTCAATTAAAAGATAAGGGATCCGCTTGCCGCCGTCATCGATACAGACTCTTGCGCTCCACTTCTTGCTCTGTCCCATATAATCACCTCTTTTCATCATATGAAGTCATAGCTTGGTCTCTTTCCTCCGACGTTAAGTGAACGCGCCGCCCATCCTGCTTGCTGTATATGTATGAATGGCAAATACAATATCTTTTGAAAGGAGGGTCATTTTATCATGTTATGGTTTGGCGACCAACGCAATCGGCGGTCCCACTCCGCCGATGATGACGGACGACGCGCTCGCTTAACGCCGGAGTATTAGATTGTGGTTATTCGGTTGTTGTGATCTGATCGCTCTCGACCTCGATCTCTGCCTCGCTCATAGCAAGAGCAAGATGGAGCAGGACGGTGCCTGAAGGTTTTCGGGTCAGTTCGTAGGTCGTAACATACGGCACCTTGGAGCCGTCCACTTCGATCAGAAACTTGTCTTTGCGGTCAATGATTTTAAGTGTTGCCATGATTCCTCCTTGCTAACTCCTATTTATCGTGGTATACTTCAAAAAAGGAGTTGTTACGATGGATTATTTATCTTTGATTATCTCTATAATAGGTTGTACTACCGGTGTGCTCTCGCTGATCATCGTAATTGTTTACAATGCTTTTCAAATCGGAAATCAAACATTTTCCGTATCGAAACGTAGAGGTACATATTACTTCAAAGCCTCAGAAACAACAGTGAATGGTCCTTATAATCCCGAGATCTGCGCTATAGTTTCGCTTAAAGTGACTAACCGCTCTTCTTATCCGATCACAATAGATGACGCATACATAATTGCAATGAAGAATCGTCATATGAGCGAGTTTCAATATGACAATATTAAAATAAGCACATCAAACGGAATTCAATGGCAAGATAGTGAAAAGATTGCTTCACTTCCCCTAAAGCTCGATCCTTTTGAAACAAAGTATTTTGCACTGGCATTTCCTTTTTTTCATCATGAAGTAAAATCCTTTGGTGAATCAGTAAAGGTACCAATCACAATTATCACAGCTCGAAAGGAATACATCGTAAAAGTAACTATTCCGGAGTATCATTCACTCTTTGAACACGCTCAAAAAACGCCTTCTCCTCGTTCGTAGTGATATGTTCATCCAGAATATAACCGTCTGCGCTTACATATTGCGTGTAATACTTAGCAAAATGATAACCAGATGAACTGCCCTCACAAGGCAGTTCTTTTTTTACCTGTCGAATGATAACTTCATACGAAGATATGACTTTTTCTTTCACCCTCTCACTCCTTTCTAACTTGCGCCCAATTCTTACGTAGTACGTAAGTTTTGGCTAAAAAATATTAGTCCTGCTTGTGAAGGAGTCATGTGTAAACAAGCGGCGAGTTTGTACATCGTATTAGACGAAGGCTGTTCCTCACCATTCCAGACTTTTCCCATAGTATTACGATTAATGCCACTTCTAAGGGATAATTCAGTACACGTATTGATCCCACAATCAAGAGCTAACTTTTTCAGTGCTATGATATCCGTTTGATATTTTTGACTGTTACCTACCAAATTATTCACCCCCTTTCATTGTTTAATTACTTACTTATTACGTAAGTTAATGATACATCACATCTTCTTTGTTGTCAATACTTTTTGCGTAAGTTTATTTACGTTTTTCAAAATATTTCTTGCATTTTGAGAAAGTATAATATATAATAGTATTGCAAGGAAACGGCGGCGGCTGTTTCGACACCCTTGAGAGGGGGTGATTGCTTGGAATACATAATTTGTTTTGCTTTATTAGTAACGATTATCGTTTTGAGCATAAAGAAATAACCGCCCTGTGACGCAACCACAGAGACGGTTATTGTAAAATAATTAAACTGTACTGCGAAACAGCCTGTGCTGTTTCCTTGTACTCTCATTATATTCTATTTGATGGTAAATGTCAATAGACATGAGGTGAGATTTATGCCTACAATTGGAGATCGAATTAAAGAAAGACGAAATGCACTCGGCTTAACATTATTAGAAATTGCTGAACAACTCAATGTCAAAGAGGCTACTGTGCAAAGATATGAAAGCGGAGAGATAAAGAATATCAAGCATGAGACTATCGTGAATCTTGCAGAAATATTAAAATGTTCTCCCTCTTACCTCATGGGCTGGGATGATACTCCCCCGACGACAGAGGACACGATCGTCAAGCTGCTCAAGGCGCAGTATCATCTGAGTGAGGACGATATCAGATTCATTAAGGATTATAACAATATGTCCTCTGCTGAGCGTGAGGCGCTCCGGACGGCGATCGAAGCGATCAAAAAAATAAAGGACGCTGATTAGCGTCCCCATTGACCGTTCTGATGGTGTTGATACACCGCGTCGATTAGATTCAACATATCCTTCAGGACTGTTTCATCCTCGACCTTATCCAGTATTGAGTTGATTTGTTCGATGATTGATTCTTTATTCATTCATATATCTCCCTTCATTCGTTTAGCTTATATTTTAATTATAGAACATTTATTCGAATTTGTAAAGAGTTAATTTGTAACCAGTGTTTTTCGGAGGCGTTGCAATGTCATATGAATCAATACACAGCCAAGATAGTTTTTCTATCCATATTAACGGTGATAACTCCATAGACGCTATGCTCCTGTCACAAATCATCGGTGATATGGCGAAGCTTACTAAAGACGCAGCTTATTATGAAGATCCTACTGCTGATTGTAATGTTAATATTACAGCGTTAAAAAACGGAAGTTTCCAAATAGACTTTTCCGCACTGTTAGGAACAGCTTCTACATTGCTTAGCGAAATAACAGCGGTATCAACCCTTGCAACTACGGTTATTACCACATTAAAAGGTTACTTTGAACTGAAAAAAATTTTGAACGGTTCACAACCTAAAGAGGTTCAAGAACTATCAGGCAATAAAATTTATGTTACTGCCGAAGACGGAAGCAGCGTTGTAGTAAATAAAGGTAGTGGTTCTGTTTTTACCGACTGCAACATCCATACCGTTGTACAAAATGTTTCCTATAATATTTTAAAGACAGGTGCAACAGATGGATTCTCTTTTGATACAAATGATAACGCAGAGCAATTTACCCATGATGATCTTGTTAAAATGACAAAGCCGGTACCTATCGCCACTCAGACAACGCGTAAAGTATCAACAATAAAGGCAGATTTATTAATCAAGAAACCGGATATCTTAGGTCACTCAACGTGGTCCTTTAGATATAACGCCAAAAATATTGATGCTAAAGTATTAGATGATGAATTCTTAGATTCTGTTCGTAACGGCGATTATTCAATCCGCGGAGGCTGTTATATAACAGCGGATTTAGAAATATCTGTAGACTTAGATTCTGATGGGCTTTCTGATGAGCAAACGACTAAATACACCGTAACAAAAGTTTATGGTGGGATTCAAGATACTTCAGCTCAAATACAATCTCTTATATAGAAATAACCGCCCTACCCTGTTGGAGCAGGATAGGACGGGTGTCACACACAAGGGTGTAACGAATTATGGTCGCCAAACCATATCAATATTCTAACATACCCTTGTGAATTTTGCAATAGAAATTTACAGGGGTATTCTTATACCCTTTTTGAGGTGTAGCATGAATATTGAATTGAAAACCGCAGCGGCTTACATCCGCGTCAGCACCGACAATCAGACGGAGCTCTCCCCCGACAGTCAGATCAAGGAGATCCGCAAGTACGCCAAGCAGCACGGTTACATCGTACCGAATGAGTACATTTTCCGCGACGACGGAATCTCCGGCAGACGTGCCGAGAAGCGCCCGGACTTTATCCGCATGATCGCGACAGCTAAGCAGAAACCGGCGCCGTTCTCTGCGGTGCTGCTGTGGAAGTTCAGCCGATTCGCCCGTAACCAGGAGGAGAGCATCTTCTACAAAGGCATGCTGGCGAAGAACCATATCGAGGTCAAATCGATCTCGGAGCCGATTCTGGACGGTCCCTTCGGCAGTCTGATCGAGCGCATCATCGAATGGTTCGACGAATTTTACAGCATCAACCTATCGGGCGAGGTCAAACGCGGCATGACTGAGAAGGTCGAACGCGGCGGCGCGGTATCGATCCCCGCCTTCGGATATAACATCATCGATAAGAAGTATGTGATCAACCCCGACACTGCCCCGATCGTGCGGCAGATCTACGCCGACTATCTGAACGGGATGGGAGCGCTGCAGATTGCCCACAAGATCAACGACATGGGGATCCGCACAACGCGCGGCAATCTGTGGGAGAATCGCACGATCGACTATATCCTGCGCAATCCCGTATACATCGGCAAGATCCGCTGGAATCCGAACGGCAGGACGCGCCGCAATTATGATGATCCGAATATCATGGTCGTCGACGGTCAGCATGAGCCGATCATCGACGAGGACAGCTTCAATAAGGTGCAGGCGATCTATGAAGTCAATCAAAAGAAGCGCGCCCGATACGCTCACAACACCGGTAAGAAGTATATGTATATGCTCCACGGCTTGGTCAAGTGCTCCGATTGCGGCGCGAGCCTGTCGATGTCGGCGCGAGGTCAGGGCCTGCAGTGTATCCGCTATACAAAGGGACAGTGCAAGATCTCGCACTACATTTCTGTCAAGAAGCTCAACGAGATGGTGATCAGCACGATCGAAGCGTCCTTCTGCACGGGACTGTTCAAGGTCGTTGTCAAAAACACTCAACCCACAGCCGAGGTTACGGAGATCGACGTCGCCGCTCTGATCGAGAAGGAATTGCAGAAATACGCCCGTATCAAAGAAGCGTTTGAAGCGGGCGTCTACACGATCGACGAACTGCGAGAGAGCCGCGAACTGATCGATCAAAGAATCAACGCCCTGCGCGCTCAGGTAAAGCCCCAGCATCACGAATCTGCCTTGC